CACCAGTCTTTTTTCAGCTTGCTTTTAAACAAGTTTCGGGGCTTTGTACCATTTGGATTTACGCTATCCATGCGGACTCGATGCTGTCGAGTCCATTGTTCTTTTCGATAGTTTCATCTATATATTTGCTTACGTTTAAGCTTGTCGTATAAGCGTCTCGCCATATATTGTTATGAACCTTTCTGTATGTTTGTTCTGTTGGGCTTCCATTGAGCTTATCTATTATACTTGTTTGCTTATTCTCATATTGCTCAATTGTTCTTAAGGATTCATAGTATTCGTCCAGATCATTCCAATCGATGTTATACTTCTCGTAAAGGTAATTCTCAAACTCTTCCTCCACATCAATTGATCTCGTGTCAGATCTGTCATTCCATGCGGCCTGCTTGGTGATTATCTTTGTGGTTTTACCACAAATTCTGAAGATTGCATCAGCATATTCTCTAAAGAATCGCACATCATAACATGAAGCTAGTATGTTTTGGGCATCAGCTATCAATAGATCTTTATTCAAAGCATGAAAACGAGCTGTTGTTGTTGAATTGTTACTCAAGGTATAAGGTGTTAATTGTAAAAATCTATCTGGTTTGCGTACCATTTTTATTTGACCTGCTGAATTTCGTAATATTATCATCGATAAATATTCACAGCCATTGATATCATCATACAAGTCGAACTGTTTGGCAATTTGTCCCAAACCATGGTATTGAAGATAGTCAAGCTCAGCTTTTGGATCAGTGTAATCTCGTTTTGGATCAAGTTCAGAATCTTTTTGGACATAAACCAACTCCTTTGCCTTCTCTATGAATTTTGCGACTTTCGATTCAGGTAACTGCACAATTGTGTCATCACCTGCAGCTTCTAAGTTTAGCTCTTCCCATTGTCCACCGATTTCTTCCCATACGAATCTGAGAAATAGTAGTGACCTCGTTGTGTTTCCATTGCTGGTATTCATCCTACCAGTCATCTGTGTTCCACTAATTTTATATGAGAAAAATTCTGAATTTACTTCGAAAGTATCTTGTGATGCTATGTCAATAAGATCTTCTATGTTGCAATATTCTGAGATTTCAGGATGTTTTGCTATTATTTTATTGAAAATGTTTACATCCACAACTTGTAGTAATGCTTTGTGCTGAGTTGAATCAAATGCTGAACCGTCTAAACATAAGATTTTGCAGTATGGATCTTCCATTATCCATCTTTCAAACTTTATTGCTCTATCTTCATTGTTTAAACCTGAACCGTATCCAGGATCATAC